GATCGTTTCGTAGTGGTTGGCCGGTAGCGCGTAGGTCTCCACGCCGGTCGTCGTGATGATCTGCTCGGTCGCCACGTATTCTTGACCGCGGGCTCCCACGAGTCGATCGTAAAATTCCGCGATACCTTGGTTCAGGTACTCATTCACCTCCGCGTCGGTTACGAAAAGGTTGCCGACAAGATCGGCGCGAAGCCGAACATCCGATCGCATGTCTCCGAGTGTTCGACTTCGCGCCATTTGCTATTCTCCGCAGGCCATAACGATCGTTTCGATCGCATCATACACGGCGGCCTTGTCCTTCGATTCGATCGCGTCGAGAAGGTCGCCGGCCATGGCGTCCTTTTCTTCGCGCGAGTAGCTGCCCTCGCTTGACGCGGGGGCCTCTTCTTCTTCGTCTTCCATCCCGCGGCGTTTGCCGAGGGCGATGAGCAATGCGGGCGCCTTCATTAGACGCTCGAATTCTTGAGGATAAGAAGGAGGTTCACGCGGTTGTTTGCGTTCGCTGCAACGTCGGTCGCTGTGGCGCCTGCGAGAAGCGTCACCACGATTGACTTACCGCTAGCGGTGAGCGTCGAGGTGCCCACCTGCGCCACAATGTCCGCGGCTGTTGCGAGCTGCGCTGTTGCGACGACTGCAAGCACGGAATTGTACACGTCCTGCAAAAGCACGGTGAAGACGCCGGCTGAGTTTCGCGTGACGCTGGTAACGCCGCGGCCCTTGATGCTCGTGGCGTCAACGGCGCTAGATCCGTTCGGTGCCCAAGAGATCCCAAGCGTGACGACGCCAGGATCGAGGGCTCCAAGAAGCGGCTGGAAGGTTCGACCGGCCATTAGTACACCGTCGTTGCGCGGTAGTTATTTCCGCGGCCGTTGAAGCCTGGGGCGCGGCAACGAAGGTTCGCGTAGCTGCCGATGCGGATCTGATAGGCGTCATCGTCGGAAACGCGCAGAAAGTTATTCTGGTCGTAGTCGAGGATATGCGGGGCCGCGTTGAGCGAAAAGAGATCCCACGTGTCAAGTTGCAGGGCGAAAATCTCGGACTGCGGAACGTTGATGTCTGAGACACATTTCACGGGGCCGGAATCGCCTTGAAGCACGATTGACTGGAAGCCAAAATCCGCCTCGTCCTTGTTTTCCGCGCGGCCGTAAACGACGCGCGATCCAAGGAACTTGTTCAGGCTGGCGAAGTCGCGCGGGTTCATGAAGCAATGGTCCGGCATTCCGCCTTCCGCGCTGATGTCGGAGACAAGCTGCAGGATCGCTTCGTCCGGGCTCTGGCCGGTGCAGTCAAGCAAGCTACCTGCGAGGCTGCTCTTGTCGGTCGTTCGGGTCACGCCGTAAAGGTCGGCGGGAAGGAACGCGCCCACGTTGAGGCCCACGGCTGCGCCTGTGGAGCTGCCTGCGAGCCACTGCTTGACGCCGGTCACGACGTTGGAGTTCGTGAAAACGGTCGTGTCGCTCGTGGCAACCGTGCGATCCGTGGCGCGCGCGAGGTAGTGCCCGGCCGCGATGCTCGTCCCGCTTGAAAGCGTAACGGTGCCCGCTTTGCGGTCAACGGCCGTCACGGTAAGCGGCGTTACCACGGTCGAGTTGATCACGGTGTCGTACATGAACGCCGTGCCGCCGGTGCCAGAAAACACGCTGATGCGCTCGCCGATCGAAAAATTGTACGCATCGGAAGGCGTGGACAACGTGACGGTTGCCGTCGCGATCGAGGCAACACGGCCGATCGTGCCCGTGCCGTCGCGGAACAGGTGACGCGAGATCGATCGCATCGCCGTGAACATCGAGAGATCCATCGTGTCCTGGAAAAGATCGACCATGGCGCCTTGGTCCTTGACCGCGGCCTTCATCGCTTCGCCGCCGATGCTTGCGAGCGAGTAGTCCGTTTTGCGCGTAAGCGTAAAGCTCGCGTAGGTGTTCGCGTAGCTGGTGGCCGCTTCGCTGGCGGTCTTTGCGCCGGCGAAGGTCGCGCCGCCGCCTTGGGTGCTGTTGATCGTCAGCGGGACTTCGACGGACTTACCGACGAAGTTCGTGTTCTTCTTAAGCAAGGAATAAAAAGGGTTGTTCTTCCGAAGCTCACGGGGGACCGTGTAGTCGGGATAAAGAAACTTGATAATCTTAGCGGCTGAGGTGATGTCGATCGCGGCCATGTGGCTAGCTCCAAAGCGAGAGGATGGGGGTTCCCTCTCGCTCTGGGCGCTGCGGTGCCGTTAGAGTCGTCCGCTGCGAAGCATGTTCAGCGCGAACGCTTTGCGCTCGTCGCGGCTCATGTTGGCCGTTGTGGCCGTCGCCGTGGACTTCTCGCCGGCCTTGGCTGCTGCCAGGGTGCGTGAGGGCTTCGCTTTGGCGGCTGCGGGTGCGGTCCCGGTGTCGCGGCTGGTGTTGGTGCCGCGCCGAACTTGGCGCTCGTGCGTGTGACGATACTCTTCGCCGGCCAAGTAGTCCAGCGCTTCCGCGATCTCGTTCAGGGTCGGGACTTTGCCGGTTTGCTTGTAATAGTCGTCTTGGAGCTGATAGGCCTGCTGTTTGACCAAATCCGGGTAAAGCTCGGAGCGCGCGGCAAGGAACGGGTACGATTCCTCCGATGACGCGATCGCCTTGAATTCGGCCTCGGCTGTGCTGCGGCGCGCCTGCATGTCTTGGCTGGCGCGGCCTGCCCGGTCGCTTTCAACGGCGCGCTCCTGAGCTTCCAGGCGGCGCTGCAATTCGCGGATCTGCGCGTCGGGCGTCCCGTCAATCGCGGCGCGTTCGACAAGATCGCGCATGTCAAGGCCTAGCTCCTTAAGGCCTGCGAGCGGATCCTTAGCAAGCGTCTCGCGCGCGGATCGGAGCTGCGCGATCTCTCGGCGTTCGGCGTCGAGGCTGGCGCGGTCTCGCGCTACCGCGGCGCGTTCGGCCTCGGCCTCGCGTCGGATGCGTGAGGCCTTTTCGCGCGCGCGAACGGCTGTCGAAAGGCGCGTTTCCTCGGCGGGCTCGTCGTCCCTCGCTGCGGGCTCTGTGGGGAGCATGGCGGGGCGTTCGCGCGGCGCGGGTGCGTCCGTGTCGCTGCTGTCGTCGGGGCTGCTGTCGTCGCTGCTAGGCGCGTCGCTCTGAAGCGAAGCGAGGGCCGCGGCGCGGCGCGCTCCACGGCTTGCGCCGTCCGTGCCCATGAATTGCTGCGGGGCTTCGGTGGCTTCGACGGCGGTGCTGACTGGTGCGGATAGCTCGATGTTCATTGGATCATTTCCGGCATGGCTGGTTGCTGGGGTTCTGGCGGTTTCGGCATGAGATCCTGCGCGCTCATGATGTAGCGGCGAAGGAGTTCCAGGGCGATCGGGTCTGCGTCTTCGAGGCGCGCGAGGTTGTAGGCCTTCGGCCCGAATTCCAAGATCATCGCGAGGTCGTCGAAGGGCTCCGCGATGATCGGGACGTTCTTCGTCAAGATCGCGTCCACGTTGCGCTCGATGATATGGCGCGATGAGAGATCTAGATCCGTCTCGGCCTGAAGATCGGGAAGGTCAAGCACGTCGCGAAACTGCGGGATCGTCAAGGCGCCAAGCTGTAGGAGCTTTTCGGCCTGGTCAATTCGGCCCGCGAAGTCGCGCGCGAATTGGCTCGTTGGCATGACGCGGATCTCGTAGTCCTCCGCGTCAAGCTCCGCGTCGTTCCACCGCACGTTTTGCGCGCGGCCTTTGCCAAGCACGCGCACGCTGAATCCCGGATCGTTCTCCGCAACGATCGCCGCGGCTGCGATGCCGAGCTTGGCCAGCGTAACGTGCCAGTCCTGCCAAGCGCGATGAAGCGCGATGAAACCTTCGCTCTCCACGTCGTCGAGGGTTTGCAGCGCGATCCCGCTCGTGACGCCGCCGGGCTTCTGGTTCGCTACGCTCATTTGCGAGGCGCCGCTCATTTCGGTCATCATGGGACCAAGATCCACGAAGTAGCGGTAAAGGTCCGCGCTCACGGTCGGCGGCGCGAAGGCCTGCACCTGCCCGGGGTTCGCGCGCCAGATCGTGCCTGGTTCGTTGCTCATTTGCTCGGTCGAGAATTCGACTCCCGGCGGAACGATAAAGTGCGCGTGGCTCATAAGCCGGAAGGTCGCCTGGATCTTCGCCGCGGTGAATTCAAGCTCGCGCTGGATCGGAAGGATGAGCTTCGCGATCGGAACGGGAAAGAAGCCGATCGGGGGCGCGTAGAAACGCAGGATCGCCACGGGAAACGTGGGCTCGGCGAAGTCCTCGTCGAGTAGCGCGAATCCTTCGATCGCGATGACGTGCCGGCCGTCGCCGCCAAGTGCCCACGCTTCGCACACGCGCACGGCGTCGGGGTTGTGCGCATCAAGGAGACGGCTCGTGCCCTGCTTGTGCGCCATGGGCGCGGCCATGATGCGGGCCTCATGCTCGGGGAACATCTGCGCAAGCACGCCGCGATCGTAGTCGTCAACATAGTACAGGCGGCGCGGGAGTCCGCCGTTGCATTCGGCCTCTCGAAGCTTGACGCACCACGGTTTCAATCGCTCGAAGTTGACGCGCGTTTCGTCGGCGCTGACCTTCACCGCTGCGAATCCGCATAG